TTGACATAATGTTCGTAGAGCCATCCTTTATCTTTATACGGTTCTAATGCCATATGTCATCCCTTGTCAGATTGTACCACACCCCGATAGCCAGAGCATCGATTTCGTCCGAATCGTACAAAGAATCTTGAAATTCTTTTCCGTACTTGGCACACATTAAATCCCTTACCCTGGACTTCCTCTCTTTAGCAGCAATCTTCTTTGCCTCAGTGGATCCAAATTCAGACTCCCAAGCCAACTTCTCTGCCTTAGACACTTTCTTGTAGCCAATCTTGCTTTTCCAAACAATCGGGTTTGCCTCGACTACGAAAGGACAACTAACTGCGAGTATCCCCATAGTGTGCCCAATCACATAAGATATCAATTTACTAGTTTTAAAATTTTGGATAAAGACAGCTTCTTCAATAACTGCAACATCTGGTTTATACAACTCAATCAATCCAGGTAAAGCGCAACCAATGATACGAAGCTTTTCTTTGAAATCTGACGTTCCTGTCAAATCAATATGACCAATCTTAACCACTTCGTCATTCGTATACATTATAGCATAGGCTAAAGACCTGGTGGACGGGTCTATGGATATTATTGTCTGTCTTTTAAGCGCACCTAGCGTTTTCATGCCCACGACATCTCTTCCCGTAATTTTTTTTCATCCCAGCCGTATCCAACTAAGCGCATTATATAACGCTCTCTTATACAACTTTCGCAAATAACATCTTTATTGTATATTGATAACGTCCTGCCACACTTTCTATTGAAACCATCGCAAACCCTTTTCTTTCCAAAAGCTGCTTTGTTCTCATGGTATCGTCTAAGAATCTTTGCATTGGTTACGATTCTCCTACATGGAGTTGAACAGTAGATAGCATTATATACTTTTGGCATAAATTCAATTTTACATTCTTCATTTACACAGATTCTAGATTTTTTGTCCAACATCCCCATCCGCCCAACAAAAATCTCTAGCATTACAATACATGCACTGCTGAGAACTTGCGCTTTTATACGGACGAACCGGCAGCGTATCCTCAAGAAATGCCTTGTATACTTTTCTATACTTTTTAAATAGTTTCTCTATAAATTCATCGTCACGTTCCATATAAATGGGCAAAATTTCTTGATTATTCTTGTTTTCATAAATTACAAAACCGCTAGGCAAATCCAGGCAATGCATGTATATCTGAGCCTGCCTGACGTGATCATCTTTTGGTTTATTATAAGTTCTTCTATAAGAAAATCCGGCATCAGAGATTGATTTAAGTTCAATAAGTTTCTTCCCATCAAAATTGATAATCCCATCAGCAGTCCCTCTAATTGGGGGGTCCTCTAGAGTCACAGGAATTTCTTCTGCGTCTAGGATGTTCATATCTCGTAGATACGAATATATACGCTCATGAACAGCATGCCCATTGTCAAATATCCTATGGGTCTGTGGAGCAAACGTATCTGCGACCTCGACACCTCTAAATAAATATACCCAGTACCTAGCACACTGGTTAGTATAACTGGGATGAAACCCATCCACACGCTTTAGCGTTGTTTTGTTTCTTCCTTCCAAATGAAGGTCAATAGACTTCAACAGTTTATCTGAAAGACCACTCCCATCCACTTTGACTACAGCCTCTTTCACCGGTGACGCTTCTGGTTTCACACGCAACTTGTCAAGACTCTTCACTAGTTCATACCCCCTTTAGCACTCAATTTCAAAGTATTAATATTTTCCTCTAACGCTTGATATAAAGTTTTCCATATATCATTTCTCAATTTATCCGTCTCCGTCATACGAGAAGATCGCCTCTTGTAGGCCTGAGACTTTACAATCATTTGTGTTCTATACGCTGCTAATATTGTAGCACACTTAGAAGCTTGCATTCCTAAATAATCGTTAGGATTTTCAATAATATCACCAACAACTCGCATAACTGCTATGAATTCTTCGGCCTCATCACCCATTGCATCTCTAATGTAATCAACATCAACAACTATATCATTCATAATCGCTACCTTTCAATAATTCTCTAAATAGATCCCACTCAATTATAGCAACTTTTGTGTCACTATTGTCACCCAAAACGACAGAAATACAAGGATGTCTGTACTGAGAATTCCAGGCATCCTTACGCATCTTTCTCCAAGCCTCTCTTGTAAGAGTAAACGTTTTCCCATTGTGCTTATAGTCAACGAGAAACTCACCCAATTTTGCATCTCCTTTCATAATGCCCCGCCCAGAATTCTTCACTCCCTGAGCGCCATCCCTCTTTATCTCTTCTTTCTCAGTGCGCTTAGGCATCCATTAACTCTTTAAGTTTTGTCTTGTCATCTGCTGAGAGGTCTATAGCGCCTAAACCGTTCCACTTCTTGTCCTCAAAGTTGAACCACGCTCCCCTTCTCTCAATGTGTCCACTCTCTACAGCGGTGTCTATAAGCTCCCGATCATAATCTATTGACCCCTCTTGTGGAAGAATATAATAGTGACCAGATGAACCAATCGAAGGAATCTGCTTGGTCTTATCAATAGTCCAAACAACCTTCTGACTAGTAATCATTTTAGCATCATCTCGCTCCATCTCTTTTGCTGAGTATGACAAGAACAATCTGACAATATTGTGCATGTTGTGGTGTACTGCATTTCCCATCCTTGGCTTTAACTGCGCATACATGCCACTCAAGTCAACTGTTTGATGGGCTATGAATAGCATTATATTTCTTTCCTTATGCAAATGATGCACTAACTTCTGTAAGAAGTACCCCTGGGATCTTGCCTGAAGACCTAAAGCCTTCCCGCCTTCTGGCTTGCCATAGAACTCTTCCTTAATTATATTACTCAACGAGTCGAACAAGAAAATATGCTTCTCAACTGGATGTTCTAGATATCCAATCAAAGCCTTAACCAAATCTTCCACTACCGTTCCCTGCATCAATACAATATCATCAATATTAATGCCGCACTTTTTAGCGTAATCATCATTATACGAATACTCAGAATCAACAATGACAGGTCTATAGCCCATCTTCTGAGCATTCGCCATCACATGATATGCCATAGTAGTCTTACCCGCTGACGGTGTTCCCCACAATAGATGGGTAGCGCCAGTATAAAAACCACCACCTAAAGCACGATTAAGTCCCATGCTTGGCGTTGGTATCACTTCTCTTTGTGGGGTTTTATCGCCCCTTCTTTTATCAATTACTAGCATTTATATTCTTCCTTTCAATATAATCTTCAATCTTAATCATCGAATTTGGTGTACTCAACTTGTACCCATCAAGTTTTGCGATTCTAGTCCTTCTGTCAGAGATGGCCTCAAGCTTTGCAGCATACCACTGATCATTACTCAGCATCGTGGCAAAAGCGCCATATAGGTTTGGGAAGATTACAATTTTAGACATTGAATCACCATCCCAACAATACATGTTTGCCATCTTGGTTCCCTTAGAAGTCTTGAACACTCTATGGTCGAAACAGTATATCAAAGACTTCTCATCGCTAAACACGCCTAAGTCATGTCCATATAGATATTTGTTACAATGCTCCTTACCTTCATTCATCAATTTTATGAGATTATGCAAATCTGTGTCATTGTATTCAAAGGCATCACAATGCATATGCACGCCTTTATCACCAACTAATGCATAAATATAATCTCTACTTGATATCTCGCAATCCCTATCTGCAAACAATGTCAGTGATCCTGTTTCATCTTCCAACTCGACTCTCATGTTGCCGGGCCACTTCTTAGCAGCACGCACAACTCCCCTGACTATATGCAGCTCGGGATCTTTGACATCGAAGTCTGCACAATTCTCAACATAGTCTGTAAAATCGTCATTGAAAGTCTGTCTGACTGGCAACCCAAGAATCGGAAGGTAATACTTTTCATGTGCATACTCAGATATATGGTGCACCGACGCAAAGGCACCAACCTTGTCTAAATTATCTACAATTGTTTTATTCACAGCACTTCTACGACACTTGCCCGTGAATTCTTCATAAGATGAGAACGGTCGTTTACTTTTTATTTCCTCGATTGCCTTTTTCCCACAAGAGGCAACATTTGATAAACCAAATCTAATTCCATACCCATCTATGTAGTCAGCAGTATCGATAGTAAAATAATCATCAGACGTATTCACATCTGGGGGCATCACTTCGATGCCCATTCTCTTAGCCTCGAGAATATAAGCAGTTATCTTTTCTTTGTTATTCTCATTAGACAACATACTCCACATGTACTCCAACGGATAATAATACTTCAACCACATCGTTTGGTATGTAAGCATAGAATACGCAACAGCATGTGACTTATTAAACATATACAAAGAAGATAACTCAAAATCATTCCACACCTTCTGCGACACACTCTTGCTAAGTTTGTCATTATTCAAGAACTTGTCTTTGAACTTATCAAACTCTCTAATATCACGCTTCTTGCCAATAATCTTACGAAGAGTATCTGCTTCCGACCAGGAAAAGCCAGCAATCTCAACAGCAACAGCCATCAACTGTTCCTGGAATACGACTGTCCCGTATGTGTCTCTTAAAATCGGTTCAACTGATTCATGTATATATTTTGGCTTCGTCGTACCCTTCTTGCATGCAATGTACTCTTTGCCCTGTGACAACAGTGCACCCGGTCGCACTAAAGCATTGCTGACAACAAGATCGTTGAAATCAGAAATGCCCATACGCTCAATAAGATTTGTATACGCCCCGGCCTCAGCCTGGAACACACCAGAGGTGTTGCCCGAATCGATTGATTTATATATATTGGGATCGTCCAATTTCAAAGAATCATCTTTGATATCAACACCATGCAACTCTTTAACCTTTTTAATGCAATCAGATATAACAGAAACAGTTTTCAGACCCAGAATATCAATCTTGATCAGGCCGATAGCCTCGGCGTCGTTCATGTCAAAGGCGGATACAAGCGATCTCTCGCTTCCCCCAACCTCTTTACGGGTTTCCATCGGGCACACCTCGCTGAGTGGCACAGAGGACACCACCATGCCCGCTGCGTGGATGCCAGTATTGCGTATCCGGCCCTCCAACTTTTCAGCAGTCTTGATAATATCAGGATACTTCTGACAAAACAGTTTACCCTTAGCGTTAGTTTTCAATTCGCTAAGAGTTTCAAACAATGGAGTGATCCCATTGACATCTGCATATGGCAAAGCAAACACTCTCGAGACATCCTTAATAACAGACTTTGCCTTAAACTCTCCATACGTTGAAATTGCAGCAACGTTATCGTACCCCCACCTTTCGATAAGGTAGTCTTTGACTTCTTTACGTCTTTTATCCTCAAAATCTAAATCAATATCTGGATAGTCATTACGTTCGGGGTTGATAAATCTAGCGAACAACAAATTATACTTTAGCGGGTCTACAACTGTAACGTCAAGAACGTAGGCCAGTAATGACCCTCCAACAGACCCCCGACCCGTTCCGCGACCTATACCTTTAGCATCAGCCCACTTAATCAAATCCCAAATGATCAAAAAATAATCAGAGAAATTCAATTGACTAATGATGTTCAACTCTTCCATAATCCTTGCGAAATAATCTGGATCTTCGTCTAGACCTTTCTCAGCAAGAGCAAATATTGCTATCTCTTCCAAGTATTCATCAGAGTCAAGACTCTTCATGTACTTAGGTAGCAATGATCGCCCAGTCTGAATCTCTGCTGAACACTTCTCTGCTACTTCAACAGTATTAGAAACTATCGAACTATCTCCATAGCCGGCAGCATTAAACCACTCAGATATCTCGTTGGCATCAGCAACATATGGAGTGATCTCATCAAACCTTAAAAATCGATTTGGATACATAACATTCAATTTGTCAGTAACCGACATTGACGGCATCGTGGCACAACTATGTTCTGTTGCGTGTCTTAATATTTCAGCATTAAACCCTGGATACTGAGCAGCTGTCAGCAGCACCTCTTCGCATCCAGCATCTTCTTTAGTAGGGTAATGGCAATCAGCAGTTCCAACAACCTTCTTCCCATACGATTGGGCTAGATCAATGATGCCATCATTAATCTCTTTTGGATTCCAAGGCTGTATTTCAAAATAGAAGTCATCTTTGAATATTTTTATAAACTTTTCAGACAACTGCGCTGCTCGACTCTCGTTCCCATTCTCCAAAGCCTTCGCTATAGCGCTACCACGACATCCCGACAGGGCCACTACATCGTTATCGACCAAAGAAGACAACAGAGGAAAGTCTACTCTAGGCTTGTAGTAGAAGTTATTTGCCCACGCTGTCTTAGTTGCTTTAAATAACTTTGACAAACCCTCATTGTTCTTAGCAAGCAATATTAAATGAAATCTCTCTGCCTTTGCGTCCATGTCGTCATTATTAATATCTGGAACGAAGTACGCCTCTATCCCAAATATAGGCTTAACTCCATATTGCTTACAAGCATTTTGAAACTTGAGCACACCACCCATAGTCCCGTGATCAGTAATCGCTGCCGCTGTCTGTCCATTCTTTGAACTTATGCGGGCAATATCCTCTGGAGTAGACATACCGTCCAGAAGGCTGTATTCAGAATGACAATGCAGATGGACAAAATCGTTCATTATTATCGCCACACTTTCAATAAATGACTCAACTCAACAGGAGATATGACAACCGTCCTGACGCCTCCCTCTGTCAGTAAAGCAATTGCATCTTCATGATGATACTTGCTCATGGCCCTAACTTCCTTAACCCCAGCGTTGATGATCGTCCTAGCGCAGAACACACAGGGTGTAGTGGTCAAATACATGACAGAGTTCTTAGTCTTTGAACCATTGTGTGCAGCGTGCAATATTGCATTGAGTTCCGCATGAACAGCCCTGCACTTCCTAAAATCACTACCAGGTTCTCTCGTTAGACAGGAGATAGCACAATGCTCAGTTCCTTTAGGAGCTCCATTATACCCAGTAGACAAAATACCCATAGTCTCAGAATCAACAATGACAGCGCCAACGGCTCTAGACGGACACGTTGACCTCTGTGAAACAACTTGTGCTATGTTGAAAAAATACGAATCCCAATCTGGTCGGTTATCTGGATCATGCTTAGGGGAACTCACTGTGGCCACGCAAACTTGTACAGATCAGATAAGTCATCAATTCTGATCCCTACTTCATCATCAATGTTGTAATCATGAGACATCAAAATACCCATTCCGACTTTATTAATTTCATTCACCACATTAGGATTGTCATCTACAAACACATCCATTTTTAATTCTTTATACAACTCGACCTTCCCCTCATTCGTAGAAAAGTGAACATCGGAATACATAAATCCCCACTCTTCTAACCATCTTCCAGTAACCAGTATAGCAGACTCTTTGGCCCTGGACGTTACAAAATGAATCTCATTTCCCTTACCAAATAGATCATTGACAACATGCCAAGAAGTTTTCATTGGTTTCATATTCAACCAAAACGGACGGTCGCATAAAACCGACTCATACTCATCTGGCAGACCTTCATAATCCAAAACCAGGTCTCTATCAGAGACATCCAACTCTAGACTGTCAGCAAGCTTCCTTGCCGTACTGACAAAATCACACACAACGCCGTCTATGTCTAGTCCGTAGTTCATGTTAAGTATCAGAGGGAGAGAGGCGCTTGGTCATTCCCAATACTGCCTATGGTATCATTACGCTCCATAGACGATTGCCCCTCTCCCCCCAACAAACCCTCTTTCTACCAGTCGCTGGCAGGAGCGTTTGCACGCTCGCCAGTGGTCAGATAAGTCTCCTGCTCGCTATAAGGAAGAGACATGTACATGCCAGCCAGATCATGCAACGGCAAAGAAGTAACTGCCTCAGGCTCGTCAGCAATCTCTAACGGGATAAGAGTATAGTTGGTGTCCGAAGCACCAGATCCGGTACGGGCATACTTGTAGTACCGGTCTACAATGGTTCCAAACTCCTTAGCATACTCAATCAATGTAAGTCCAATATGTCTCTGGTTGAACGTGGTATCAACAACCCTAGGCTCCCAATTCCCAGGCTCAACCTCAACTGCGATGTTAATCAGAAGATGCGGACGAGGCTTCCACCTGCCGTTAGAGATAGCCTGTTCGGTACCCCAACAACGATACCCGTGCTGTTCGCTCGAGGCTGTCGAAGCAATCTTCCACTTCCAATTTATTACTGATGTAACAACATTAGTTGACATAGCCGTTCCAGCCTCAGAATCAAAGTTGGTAGAATCCTCAGTCAGTTCCTGACGGAACCTGATCTTAAAAGAATCACCATCCTTGAGGCTAAAATATTTCTTAGTGCTACCGCCCGTAGACGATGCACCAATCTGCTTTTCCATTTCTTGTAACGATGTAAATGTTTTCATTTTTTCTCCTTAGTTATTTTATAATTTGATTTTACTGTTGTTGACAGCATCTGAAATCTCAGAAGCTGTCATGTCGCCGGGATCACCGCGCCCATCGGGACATTCTGCCCAACGCACACGCCGTCCCCGGCATGACACCATTATATCACGTCCCATTGCTTCCCCTGCGCCATCTGCGTCAGGAAATGCGATAATTTCATCAAAATACTTTTTAATCAGACTGTATTGATGCTCTGAAATCTTAGAACCCAATGTGGCTATCACATTAGGAAAGCCTGCCTGATGTATTTTGATTGCGTCTAAACTGCCTTCTGTTATTATTACAGAGTCGTATTTCTTAGCGTTACATAGATTAAACAATACTTTCGCACGTTTGAATCCGTTAGTATACAAATATCTAGGCTCTTGTTCTTTATCGATTGCTCTACCTATCATACCAACTAACTTATAACTCGCATCTCTAACCGGAATAACAACTCTTCGTTTTTTATCTGAGAAGCACACCTCAAAGTATTCTAATGTGTCTATCTCAAATCCTCGATCTGTCAAAGAAGACAACTTGTAACTATCCTCATCATAGTCTATTACCAGACCGTCTATCGACAGTTCTATATCCTCGCTAGTGTCTACCTTCTTGTTTAGTTTTATTCTAAGAAGATCAGGATTGACAACCTTGGTCTCGATCACATCCTCATTCAATAGTCTTCTATGTAACTGTCTAAAGTTCCCCTTTGCACCACATGATGGATTGAAACATTGCCAGAGACCAGTCTTCGTATTCACATAACATGATGCACTGTCAGTGTTTCTATGAAATGGACAGTAGATTGCAATCTCTTCTATGCCCTGCGCCTGCACGTTAACGTTGGCTCTATCAAGAAGTTTCTGAATGTCATCTAGCATTCTTGAAACACCAACTTAAAGCTATACAAATCCTCCCCATGCAGATATTCAAGCATCAGTTTAGACTCGACTCTTCGCCCCTCATAGAGTTCCTCACTAATCATGTCGCCAATCCAAGGCTTCAGTCTATTTAGAGTTCCTGGATTTTCCACCACTCCAGTAACCATTGGATTATCTCCATCAAACTCTAAGAATTCGCTAATCTGATGGTACTCACTCATGCGAGATCCCACTCTTCTTTCCAATCTCCAGTATCTAGATTCCAACGAAGATAGAAACCGAAATGGGTTGCTCTCCTGACCTTCCTACTGACAATTTGGAATACCTCAGAATTGTATTCCCTATGTATTGCCAATACCAAGTCTGCATCATATGCCAACTGCTTAGACCACGCCACCTCTTCCAACTCTGGTGGACGCTCAGAATGCCCATCCGCCATAGTGACTGCAGCAACATCTATAATAGGCACAGAGTTCTTTACAGCCATCCTCTTAAATGCCTTAGATAGATTCTTAGCCTTCTCAGTTTCACTTTTTGCTCCACTAGCATCGTCAAATAGACCGTGATAATCGAGAATAACCAAGTCCGGTTTGTACTGATCTATCTTAGCCTGAACCATATGCTGATCAGCGGTATCCATACCCTCTGTAGTGACGACATGGATCGGATGCTTACCAGAGTATGTTTCCTCTGCCCAAGCTTTATACTTATCAACAATGCCTGGGTTTGCAGTTACCAAATCAGTATTAGAGAAATGGCCTTCACCATTATTTAACAACGTATCAATACGCTGAGCCTCCTGCTGCTTGTTCATCTCAAGCGAAATAACCAAAGGAGTGTATCCAGCACGCCAAGCATTTACTGCAAATAGGCGAGCAACAAATGACTTGCCTACCCCAGTCCATCCAAGCAAAACAACAAAATCGCCAGCCTGCCAGCCTCCAAAAATCTTATCCATAATCTGAATACCACTTGGCACACCGATAATATCTCTGTTTTTCTCTTTTGAACGTGCAAGAAGATCTTCAAATCTATCCTCCCACTCTTCCACCAAGTTCGTGTCTCTCAATGAAGAGCTAATCTTGATCATTTCACTAGTCCTGGACATCAAGTATCCAATTGCCTCTTTAGGACCAGCTTGCTCTACAAGATCATTACTTCTTGACAACGCAGTTCTAACCTGCTGGGATAAAGACTCCCTGTGCGCAACGTCAATATAATATTGCAATGGCTCCGTTACATGGAAGACTTCAAAATCTGGGAAATGATGTTTAATCGTTTCCGTCGATGGAACTTTCCTATGTGATTCATAATGTTCCGCAATGAAGGACCAAATATCTTTCTGCTCAACAAATACATTCTTGACATTTTCTGTCCCGCATAAAGCGAAATCACCATCAGCCACAATAGCATTTAGTAGTTTAGTTTCGTAATTCAATTTGACTCCATTTTAAGTCGCGTTTGCTCAACAATTTCTTTAAATCTTTTTTTAGACTGTTCTTCAAATTTAGACCTTTCTATGAGATCTCTAGATTGCAAGGCAAAATCAAAAACCAAAACAGCGCCATAAGCGTCAGAAATAAATTTACCAACAGCAGGCTTTAACTCTTCATAATTAAAATGGTCAACTAAACTTTTAGCGACCTGATCCTGTCTCGGTGGATCTGGAACAAACAACTTGCCTTGTTCATCACATTCCTTCTGGAAAAAGATGATCAAGTCCTGACCAGTTGGTATCTTCTCCATCATCAACCTCCTTCCACAGCAACTCGAGTCTATCGAATTCACTAGTTCCAGCAAGCACACCTAATGGAACACTATCATCATCATCATACTGCCCCAACATATATACAGCACAACTCATTAATGCTGGACATACCGTACAGATGGCTTTTGCATACTCAATCTCTAACTCGACATAACTTAGCCAGAAATGACTGCGATCATTTTCGATGCACAGGGCACCATCCAACTGTGGCATTGTTAATCCTTATCTAGTTCAGAAAGTTTTGACTCAATCTGCTCGTCAACCTTCTTCCAAAGCTGTGCCCACACAGTGTCGTTATCTATGATGTCGGTTCTTACTTCGGCTCCAGCATCAAGCCTCAAGGACTCATAGTTCCCTAAGTTTTTTGTGATGCCTAATGACACCCAAATCTTGCCTTCTTTATGATTATCATTCATTAAAATTCTCCAATGCTCTGTTGCTCTTTTGTGATAGATCCCTTATTCTGGATCTGAGTTCTCTGCTAGTTATATTTTTTTTCGACGGACGACCGGGCGGCTTCCGCTCTGAGAAGAATGATAGCATATCCGCAGCGTCATCCTGCGTATAGAACCTCCATTTTTTCAAACCGGAATCTCCCCCGACCCTCTTAGGTGGGGATAGGTGGCCAAGACGCTCGTACCTTCTAATTGTATCAGGTTTCCTCTGAACAATCTTGGCCACCTCCCCTATCGTATAAACTCTTTTCAAAAACAGATACGCACTATCTAATGGTATCTCGAGGGTGTCCTCAGAAATGAGTTGTTTGATCTTAATCTTATTAAACTTTTTATGAATAGATAAGACCTTCACCAAATCAGGCCCATATGAATAGACCTTATTAAGTGATACTTTAAAATTCAAGCCTATCAGCCTTATCTACTATTTGTTTAAGACTAGCTCTTGTCGCACCCTTCCACACGTCCCCAGGTACATCTCTTGACCAACCACAACCCA